CTTCGGAGCAACAGCGGCCACGCCGTCGGTCGATTTCAAATCGACAGACTTCTCATCTTTGTCTGACATGACGTTTCCTTCGCGCTCGTCAGTGCGCGTGCTGTGTGGTCTCAAAGACGGGGCCCACAGTAGCCGTCGTCTTTGTATTGCCGCAGATTAAGCGCTGCGGCACCGCCTTCCTTGTCGGGAATCTATTTCGAGTACGCTCGGCATTAATCCGGCCCTGCTTCTGCGAGAATGTCGGGCCAATCGGAATTCCAAGCGCCTACACGACAACGGCAGCAAGGGTGCCTAGGTGCGCCGTCGGTACCGTCGGCGAACGGTTTCCCGATCTCAGTGGTTTGACCGTCCAGCTCCTGACACATAACACAGGTCCTGCGGTCTTCGGTGGCATCCCATCTGCGAAGCAATCCAGGAATGACCTTACGCGCTTGATGAAAACCCTCGTCAAGCTGTGTGTTGTAAGCCCCGATTGTTTCCGTTCTAACTACGCGTTCAGCCCAATATCTGTACCGCTTGAAAAGGCCTTCCCCGATGCGCTCAGTAACCGCGCCCGGTTCGCCCGCTACACCTTGAAGTGCGACGTGTCCGCGAGGTCCACCGAGGCGCTGGAGTCGGTCCGTCATTTGCGAAACCGATTCGCCTCGAATGACACCGACGGCGAGTTCGCGCCGAATATCTTGACCTACTTGACCCGCATATCGTGCGGCCGAAGTGCGGTGTCTTGGAATCAAATACCGATCACTCGTAGCGATGATTCTTGTGACATTAAGCGGAAGTCGTTTTACCGTGCCGTCAAAGATCTCAGAAAATCGAGCAACTTCGTTTTGAAGATGCTGAACTGATAACCCTCCAGCCAAGTGGCTCGCGTTCACAAGTGCACCGAACATCGTGGGTTCAAGCTGTGCAATCGTGCGTAGCGCGTTTCGGAGTTGCAAGAGCGTATTGCGGTACATTTGTGCCGTATAACGCTGTTTTCCGTCCGGGACTTTGCTTAACCATCGCTCGAGATCGTTCGCAACCTCCAGTTGCGCTTGCCTTAGAATCGGAAGCATTGCCTCAATCGCTGGCCCTGGAAGTGCTGCGACTTGTGCCGAATTAACCGCTAACTCGCGTCGAACAACATCGACTTGATGCGCCGTCGGACGATGCCGTGGCGTTGCATGCGCATGTGCGCCCATGACTAGGACGTGACAGCGTGCGTATGACTAACCTGGTAACGAATCTGAAACACCTTCGAGCCGTCGGGTGCCGTCGTCGGAGTGAATCCGTCTTTCGCGGTGTTCAGCGTACCTGTTTCTGCAACGCCATTTGCTCCGCTCGCACCAACACCGAGAAAGTCGATCGCGGTCGCCGTCTGCGGCAATCCGATGATCACTCCCGTTTTCATCGTGGTCGTTACGGTAGGATCGACGTCGGAAGTGATCAGTGTAACCGTATCGAAGATCTTCACACCTTCAACGTCGGTAGCGCCGTTGCTGTTGATCGTCTCGGTTTGAGACGAACCAAACCGCTGGCCAGTCACGGTGTAGACAGTGGCAACGCCCGCACCGCCTCGCGAGAGGCGAATATTGGTCGCAGGAATCATCTGTGTGAATGCCGTGCTGACATTCAACGCTCCGCCAGCCGCCATTGACGCGTGAATCGTCGCACCCGGAGCCGGCGGTACAAGACGTTCGAACATGCGCAGCACCTTCGCTGCACTTGTGACCGAAAGCGCATGCACGTGATCGCCACGAGCCGCGGACGATGCCGTACCCGATGCCGCTGTACCTACTGCCGCTGGCGTCGAATTCGACAGCGCTGCACTGGTCGCACCGACCGGGAGCACCGTACCGTCTTGCGTGACAATCATTTCAGTAATTTTTCACAACGCCGTGAGCGTGCACATCGCACGATGCCCCGGCGGTAGAGGTGGCCGTCACTCTCAAAAAACCGTGCGCGTGCTGTGTAATCGAAATGATCGATTGCCCGCTGGCCGCAATCGTCGTGGGTTGCGTTCCCGCTGCATCCCAATCGCCGGTACCGACCTTCTCGTAAATCGTAACCGCAGTAATCGCATTGCTCACGTTCAGATTTTTGATCTGAATTGTGAAATCATCGATGCCGGATGCATCGACGCCGTTCGCGCCAATCAAATCCGTTTCGACTCCGGCCGTCAATACGACGCCAGCGGCGTCAATCACGGAGTGTTCTACGATTGCCATACCTATTGCTCCGTTCCCGGTTCATCGCCGTCGGGTTCTTGTGGTGGCACCGGTGCGTACTGTGGCGGTGTTGCGGGTCCCGCGGGAGTTCCCGCGAATTCCTCAGCGCTGATGTTATTCTCGAGTTCTTCGCGAATCGTCTCGAGTTCGGTAGCAGACGCGTTGCCTTTAACGATCCGTTTGGCCGCTGCAAAAATTCTGATCTGTTGAAACGTCTGACTTGGAATTTTGAGCGTATCGATTATCGCAGATTCTTCGACAACGTCGGAGAGTGATGCGGTGTCAAACGCCTGCATACCCTGCGCAGTCCATTTGCGTGGCGGTGAATCCATACGGCCGCGTGAGGCTAGATCGAATACCTCAACCGCGAACTCGCGACACAGCTCGCCCAGTGCCGTCAATACGACATTGGCTGCAGCACGATCTTGTTTCTTTGATTCGCCACCGCGACCGAGTGCCGCAGATGAATTGTCTGCCGCGAGCGCCATATGGTGCAACACGCGGAAAATCTCATCCCGCATTGAGTCCAGATCTCTGAGCGCGGAATCGTAAATCCCGGCATCCGGCGACGTGTATCGAAGTTCGTCATCTTTGCCGAACACGACGATGCGGCCGATGCCGTAAACCTGATTTGTGGCCCTGCCTGGGTCTTGTGCTTCGGCGGCTGGAATAGCACCGCCCGCTCCCATTTCGGGAGCCAGATACGCCCCCAGGATGGGAAACAAGTGCCGATACTGTGACCAGCTGGTACTCGAGCGCTTGTTCAAGTGCTCTTTGGCCAGATTGTGGATCTTGTTCATGGCCCAAAGGCCGTCCGGCAACGACAACCGAACCAGTGGCACACGGCCGAAGGAATGCGAACCTTTGACCGACGGAATCTCTTGCGCGGGCTTTGGTGGCTTACCGTTCTTGTAAGTGACTTCCCAGCGCTCCCATGCAGTACGTGTGTACAGCGTGTACCGTTCCGTGATCATAGAACGATCAGATTCAAGCGTCTTACGCGGTTGCGACTTCACACAAACGAGCGCCCATTCGAGCTCACCCGATGGTCCGTCATCCCAATCAAGAACGCTTTCAGGTTCGAGCGGGATGGCGTACGCGCGAAGCGCACCAGCTTCTTCTTCGTCCGTCTCTGACTCGAGTGCATCACCGTCATCACGTGGCGGTAGATCGATCAGCGTCCAAGAGGTTCGCGTTTGAAGCGCGGTAAGGATTTGATTCCGAACCAAAGCAGCGAACGTGAGCTTGTGCCCATCAACCTCTTTCACGAATTCGACGAAAAACGGGTCCGCATCGGGTTCGGCCGTCATCGTAATCGGTTCGGCGCACAGACTTGCAACGATGTAATCAAGTACTGTTCCGGCGTAATTGACGTAGACCGCGCGCTGTAGACGTTCGCGATAGGTCGATTCTTCTTCGGCACCGTGCTTCGGAAAGATCCGCCGCATCGTTTCGCGATTGCCAAGCAGGTCTTGACCGCCAGCGTACAACGCACGCAATTCTTGCCAATATTCTGGCTGATAGCACGGATGTGTTTGTGTGAGGAATCGGTACTGCATTAGCCGAACTGCGAAAGTTTATTAGCTTGCGTGGTCATTCGATCCTGCCGATCGGTTACAGGTCCCGTGAGCACGCGCCACGCAATCGCGGTCGCCAAAATAACGTCGTCATGACAACCGGGTTGCGCTTCAACCTTACCGCTTGCGGTACGTACAAACGTTCGTGCTTCTGTCACAAACATTCGATCCCGCGTTACGAACTCGCCCAATTGCACAGCGTCCACAAGGTCATCAATGATCGGTTGCCGATTGTGTGCACCGGTCCAAAAGCCAATTTCTTGTCGTTCGTCTCGCCAGAGGTATCGGTAGTGCAGTTCTTCGTCGAGTACATGCACCACGGTGTGCCCGTGGTTGTTTCGTTCGACGACGATTACTGCATTGCCGTACGCCTTAGCCAATGCATGTGCCCATCGTGCGAATTCGCTCGTCGGAACTTGTGCTCGCAGTACCGCGACCTGTCGTTTCGTTTTGCGATCGAACACCGGTGCTACAAGCCAATCGCCCGATGATTTACCGCTAGCGGAGTCCACACTCATGAGATAGCTGGAACCAGCCGATGGCGGTTCCCACACTTGTAACAGCGAACCGTGCGATCGATTCGTGGCCTTCCAGAACGCTACCAGCGCTTCTCTAAACGGCTTTGCTGGGCTTTCGATACTGGCCGCTACCACAAGCTCTG